CATCAGGAAGAAGCAGAACTTGAAGATGAAGAAGTAATTGTAGAAGATGAAGCCGTTGAGGAAGATGTAGAAATGGTTGCTGAAGAAGAAGAAGTTGCTATAGATGAAGATGTTCTGTTTGAAGAAGATCTTGCAGCTCTCTTTGAAGGTGACGAAAACCTCACAGAAGAATTCAAAGTTAAGGCAGCTGAAATTTTTGAAGCTGTTGTTACTTCCCGTGTAGCAAACGAAGTAGAAGCCATCGAGGCAGACCTCGAAGAACAGGCTAACGCTGAATTTGAAGCTAAACTGGAAGAAATGGTTGAGAATATCGACAAGTACCTCAACTATGTTACAGAGAATTGGATGAACGAAAACGAACTTGCTGTTGAAAACGGCCTTCGTAACGAAATCACTGAGTCTTTCATTAAGGGTATGCAGCAGGTATTTACCGAGCACTATATTGAAGTACCCGAAGAAAAATATGACGTAATAACTGAAATGCAATCTAAAGTTGATGACCTTCAGAGCAAGCTTGATGAGCAGGTTCAGAAGAACATTGACCTTAACGAAGAATCAGTAGTCCTGAAGAAGCAGAACATTTTTGCTGAAATCGCTGAAGGACTTGCCGATACTGACGCAGAGAAGTTTGCTGTAATGGTAGAAGATATTTCTTATACTAGTGCAGAGTCATATACAAACAAGTTAAAGGTAGTTAAAGAAAACTATTTTCGTAAGGAAATCGCAGATTCAGATTATACATTAGAAGATTCTGTAGATGAAGTTTCTTTGACTGAAAACACTGTTATGAGCAGATATACAGAAGCTCTTAGCAAAAGTACAAAATTTTAATATTATAAATAATATAGTTAGTTTATAACAACAATAAGGAGAAACTTCAATGTTTTTATCTGAACAGTTAGAGAAGAAGTGGGAACCTGTTCTCAAGCACGATAGTTTGCAAGAAATTGCAGATCCGTACAAGAGAGCGGTAACTGCGGTTGTTCTCGAAAACCAAGAAAAAGCTCTGCGTGAGGAACGAGGTGTTCTTAGCGAAGCAGCTCCAAATAACAGCGTCACAGGTGGCGGTGTTGATAACTATGACCCAATTCTTATCAGTCTGGTTCGCCGTGCGTTACCAAACCTGATGGCCTATGACGTAGCTGGTGTACAGCCTATGACTGGTCCTACTGGTTTGATCTTCGCCATGAAGAGCCACTACACTTCAATGGCTGGTACTGAAGCTCTGTTTAACGAAGCCGATACTGGTTTCTCTGCAGGCGATACTCTGGGCAACAATCACACTGGTTCTAACCCTGTTGACGGTACTTACACTACTGATACTGGTGTAAGCACTACAGCTGCTGAAGATTTCGGTGGTGCTACCACAATGAATGAAATGGCTTTCTCAATTGAGAAGACCACTGTAACTGCCAAGTCACGTGCTCTGAAAGCAGAATACACTGTTGAACTTGCCCAGGACCTGAAAGCGATTCATGGTCTTGACGCAGAAAGCGAACTGAGCAACATTCTTTCTCAGGAAATTCTCGCTGAAATCAACCGTGAAGTTATTCGTACAATCTACAAAGTCGCTAAGACTGGTGCTGCTTCTACAGCAACTCCTGGTACTTTCGACCTTGACGTTGATTCAAACGGACGTTGGTCTGTAGAACGCTTCAAAGGCCTCATGTTCAACATTGAACGTGATGCTAACGTAATTGCACAAGACACTCGTAGGGGCAAAGGTAACTTTATCATTTGTTCTTCTGACGTAGCTTCTGCACTTGCCATGTCCGGCGTACTTGACTACAGCTCAGGTCTGAGCAACACTTTAACTGTTGATGATACTGGCAACACTTTCGCTGGTGTTCTTAACGGTCGTTACAGAGTGTACATTGACCCGTACAGTGCTAACACTGGTGCAGCTTCTCAGTTCTATGTAGCTGGTTATAAGGGTTCTAGCGCATATGACGCTGGTTTGTTCTACTGTCCGTATGTTCCTTTACAGATGGTTAGAGCGATTGATCCTAGCACGTTCCAGCCAAAGATTGGCTTCAAGACTCGTTACGGTATGATTGCTAACCCATACGTTACTACTACTAATGGCGGCGCTACTGACGGTGATACATTCACCTCTAATCGTAACCAGTATTACAGACGAGTTAAAGTTTCTAACTTGATGTAAGAAAAAAATAAAAAGAATCCCAATAGGGACATTTTTGAAGGGGGCTATTCGTAGCCCCTTTTTTTTTGCTTGACAAGTCTTAAAAAATCGTTTATTATATATAGTACGGAAAGTAGCACTATATGTTACTTTCCTATACACACCAGTATAACTCACGATATTAAATGCCCAAAAGGCAAGGACTTAAAAGAAAATGAAAAAGCTCGACTACACCATAGCAGTAGGACAATCTTTAGGAACAATTATTTTAGCAATTGCTTTACCAGCGGTAATCATATATGCTAGCACCGGTTTCTAAAATATCACTTCTTTATATTCTGTTTTGTATCCATTTATCTGTAAACCATGACTTTGTGCCTAGACTTACAGGTATTATAAATAGTAGATACATACAAGGTACCTACTATGGCATACACACCCACAGCTAATATATCAGAAGCAACATGGGATGAGAAAAATCCGGGTGAACTTGATTATTTAAAACCGAATGGTTTTCGTTTTCAAGTTCACAATCTCCCCAATGTTTCCTTCTTTTGTCAATCAGCAAACATACCCGAAATAGCTATAGGGCAACCTATAGTGTCAACGCCACTGCAAGACTACGCAGAACCTGGCGAAAAATTAACGTACGGTGAATTGTTAATACGTTTTCTTATACAAGAAAACATGGCTAACTATAATGAATTACATAATTGGTTATTAGGATTGGGTAACCCAGAAGATAGCGCTCAATATAAAAATTTTGCTGACAAACAAAGGTATCGTTTCCCTGTTGGTAATGAGGCCAGAGGACGAGGCTTAGCTCTAAAGAGTGATGCCTCTCTTTTTGTGTTAGATTCAAATAACAATCCTAGTGCTGAAATACAATTCAAAGATGCTTTTCCCACTTCTTTAAGTGGATTAGAATTTGATCTAACTGATACTGAATACTTTGTCGGTACAGCCACATTCAGATATTTGAGATTTAATGTAAAAGCAAGTTAGTTATGAGAATATATTATGTATCAAGATGTTCATGTAATGAGTTCCGGTACAACCGGTGAACCCAAATTATACTATCAACCTACTGTAAAGATATTAGCTGCGTCAAAAGTAGCTATTAATGTTTTAGGACTCACCCCCGAAAGTAAAGTATATACGTGTTGTAGACTTACACACGCGGGTGGCTTGCTAGTTACTAAAATACCCTGTGAAATAATTAGATGTGAAAATGACATTGTAAAATTTAGTGCGTATGACTTTGTTAAAGACATACAAAAGTATACTCACAGTCATATTACGCCTGACCATGCAAGAGCTATCATGGGAACTAAAGGTTTTCGTAACCTAAATCTCACGGGCATAACAATTATGTGTGGCTCTGATAAAGTAACCTGGGATATTATTGAGGCGTTTGTAGGCAAGGGGTGCAGGTTCATAACTAATTGGGGCATGAGCGAAATAGGACCTGTTACTATTAATCATACTTTTGACAGTATGGAGGAAGTGTATAGAGTAAAAGAAATATGTCCTGCAAATATGACTGTTTTGGGTGGGAATAAATATTGTGAATACAGAGTTGATAAAACTCTTTTAGTAAAAGGTGAATTATGTATCTATGACGATTGGTATGATACAAAGGATGTTGTTGTAGAAATAGATAACATATTATTTTATATAGGTAGATTATGATTACATTGAATGAACTCCAAGAGGCGTGGAAGTCCGATTGCAAGATTGATGAACTAAATCTAGGCAGTGAGTCTGCAAAGACGCCAGAACTACACTCCAAGTATTTAAATTACCTCACTACCTTTAAACTACAGCTACGTAAATACGAAGCACAAATGCTATCCCTACGTAGAATTAAGAGTAGATATTTTAGAGGTGAGTTGAGCAAAGAAGAACTAAATGATTTGGGTTGGGATCAATACTTAGGCAACCAGCCACTGAAACAAGAGATGCAAGAAGTATTAGACAGTGACCCTGATGTTATAAAAATCATGGACAAAGTAGAGTATATACGTGCTTGTTTATATCAGTGTGAGTATATAATGAAGTCACTAAATAGTAGAACATGGGATATAAAAAATACCATTGAATGGACAAAGTTTAGCAACGGATTAATGTGATAAAAGTCAGTAAAAAAAATGAAGTACATCTTAAGATAGAAACAGAGCCAGGTATATCACAAGAGCTTAATGATTTCTTTACTTTTGATGTACCCGGTGCCAAGTTTATGCCGCTTTATCGCTCACGTATGTGGGATGGCAAGGCACGTTTATATAATATGTACAGACAAGAGCTATACGTAGGACTTCTGCCGTACTTAAAAGAGTTTGCTGACACTTTAGAATACTCGCTAGAAATAAACATAGAGGACATAGGCGATCCTCTATCAACACAGTACATAGAAAACTTTGCTAAGAAATTAAAACTGCAAAGCGGAGGCAAAGACATTGAAATCAGAGATTATCAGGTCGAAGCTGTCAAGCATGCTATCAACAATGGTAGAGCGCTTCTCCTGTCTCCTACTGCATCCGGTAAGTCACTTATCATTTATAATCTTGTGCGCTATCATCAGCATCTTAACAGAAAGCAACTCATTATCGTACCAACAACCTCTCTCGTTGAACAGATGTACGGTGACTTCCAAGACTACGCCACCGCAGATGATTGGGCTGTGTCCGAGAACTGTCACAGAATATATGGCGGCAAAGAAAAGTCAAACGAATTCCCAATAACAATTTCTACATGGCAATCTATATACAAGTTTCCTAAGTCTTGGTTTGAGAAGTTTGATGTTATCTATGGTGACGAAGCTCATCTATTCAAAGCAAAATCTCTCACTACTATATTAGACAAATGTGTAAACTCTCCCTATCGTATCGGTACAACAGGCACACTTGACGGGACAAAGACTCATAAGCTAGTATTAGAAGGTGTGTTTGGACAAGTTAAAAAAGTCATTACTACAAAGAAACTGATGGACACTAATCAAGTTGCTGACTTAAAAATTATAGCAATGGTATTAGATTACTCTGATGCTGAAAGAAAAGTAGTAAAGGGTATGACTTACCAAGAGGAAATGGATTGGTTAGTTACAAACCCTAAACGCAATATCGTAATACGTAATTTGTATATCACACAAGAAGGAAATACACTTGTATTGTTTCAATACGTAGAAAAGCATGGTAGAATCCTACACGATATGATTTCAACAA